GCGACTTCAACGGAAACTTATATGTAAACTCTCAACCTGAAGAACCAAAACAGGTTGGTGAGAATTATGTTGCAGATGTTACTTGGATGGGTAGTATCTATCGACTTGAGATGGTATCTAAGAATGGTATTCCAACCAAACAAGAACTTGGAGAACAACTACAAAAAGATTATCCTGGAGCAATGGTTCAAAACATTTATCCAGCAGAAGAAAAGAATTTCAATATTAAAAATGCAAGGAGATATCATCCTTCAAAACTAGAGTGGATTGACTAAATTATGGCACAATGGAATAAACAAACTCAAGACTTCTTGAATCAAGAGAGAAGTCTCTTTGAGGTTTATAATATTGCAGATCACTGGGGAAACCAAACAGACTGGAGACCTCAGTTTTCTGACAATAACAGACTAAAGGTTGCTCCCTTCCAAACAGTTTTCTTCAATACTTTCCAGTATGGTAAGGAGAGTGATGTATGGGATGAGAGTGTAGTTGGTGTTGGAACTGCTACTCATAATGCCAATTCCAGTAATGTGGTTATGGAAGTTGGTTCTACTACTGGTAGTAAGGTTGTCAGGCAGACTAAACAGGTAATGAGATACATTCCTGGTAGACCAGCAACTCTCGCATTTGCAATTCGTCTAGAAACACCACAAGTTGGTATTCGCAGAAGATTCGGATTGTTTAATGAGACTGATGGTGCTTACTTTGAGGATGATGGGGGAACATATTCTTATGTAATTCGCAGCAGTGCATCTGGTATTACCACAGAAACAAGAGTAACCAGAGACAACTGGAATGGTGAAAAGTTTGATGGTAACGGATACACTGGTGTAACTGCTGATGCTACAAAACAGCAGATGATTTCCATTAACTATGAATGGTATGGTGCTGGAACTGTAGGATTTAATTGGTTAATGGAAGGTGAGACTATTAGAAGTCATACATTTGAGAACTCAAATGTCAATGATTTAGTTTGGTGTAGAAGTCCATTCCTTCCAATTCGTTGTGAGATTGAGAATGTAACTGGTGTTGCTGGAACTCATTATCTTTATCAGGGATCTAACTCTCTGATCCAAGAAGGTGAACCAGAAAAACTTGGTACTTTGTTGAGTATCTCAAATCCCATTACAGGGACAACGATGGCAGTTGCAAACACTTTCTATCCAATCATCAGTTTGCGTCTTAAGTCAGATCAACTTCAGGCAGTTATGTTACTGAGATCTCTACAGGCAGTAACGAACGATAACACGAATGTATATTGGAGACTTTACCAGAACTCAACTTTGACTGGTGCGAGTTGGACAGATGATCCAGATCCAAACTCCTTTATGCAATATGATACTACAGCAACTGCACTCACTGGAGGACAAGCACTTCTCTCAGGATTTACGATTGCTGGTGGTGCCTCTCTGGTAAATGTTGATGATAAAGCAGCACTGCAACTTGGAAGATCTGGTATTGGTACAATCAGTGATACTTATACTCTTGCTTGTGCATCTCCCAACACCAACAAAGCAGCACTTGCGGTACTTAACTGGATTGAACAAAGGTAAATTTTTATGAGTGATCAGTATCTTGGTAATCCGTTATTAAAAAAAGCAAATACGCAGATTGAATTTACACAAGAGCAAGTTCTTGAGATATTGAAATGCAAAGATGATCCTGTATATTTTGCTAAAAATTATGTAAAAATTGTAACTCTAGATCATGGATTACAACCATTTAAATTATATCCGTTTCAAGAGAAATTAGTTAATAGATTTCATAAAGAAAGATTTAATATATGTAAGATGCCACGACAGACTGGTAAGTCTACAACTGTGGTATCTTTTTTATTGCATTATGCCGTATTTAATGATAATGTAAATATAGGTATACTTGCAAACAAAGCAGCAACTGCAAGGGAACTTCTCGATAGGTTACAAACTGCATACGAGAATTTACCTAAGTGGATGCAGCAGGGTATTATTGCATGGAATAAAGGTAGTTTGGAGTTAGAAAATGGCAGTAAGATATTGGCAGCTTCTACGTCTGCAAGTGCTGTACGAGGTATGTCGTTTAACATCCTCTTTCTCGACGAATTCGCGTTCGTCCCAAATCACATTGCTGATTCGTTCTTTGCCTCTGTTTATCCTACTATTACTTCTGGTAAATCAACGAAGGTAATTATTGTTTCTACTCCACACGGTATGAATCACTTTTACCGTATGTGGCACGATGCCGAGAAAGGTAAAAACGAATATGTACATACTGATGTTCACTGGTCTGAAGTTCCTGGAAGAGATTCTGATTGGAAAGCACAAACAATTGCTAACACATCAGAGCAGCAATTTAAAGTTGAGTTTGAATGTGAGTTCTTAGGATCAGTTGATACACTTATTGCACCAAGTAAATTAAGAAACTTAGTATATGATAATCCAATAAAGAAAAATGCTGGATTAGATATTTACGAATTACCTAAAGAGGAGCATGATTATGTGATAACGGTTGATGTTGCAAGAGGTGTTGGTGAAGATTACTCTGCATTTGTTTGTGTTGATATTACAGAATTTCCACATAGAATAGTGGCAAAGTATAGAAATAATGATATTAAACCTATGCTATTTCCAAATATCATCTATGATGTAGCAAAGAATTATAATGAAGCATATATTTTATGTGAAGTAAATGATATTGGTGATCAAGTAGCATCTATTCTTCAATATGATTTAGAATATCAAAATTTATTGATGTGTTCTATGCGAGGTAGAGCAGGTCAAATTGTTGGTCAGGGTTTTTCAGGAAAGAAAACTCAACTTGGTGTTAAGATGTCAAAAACTGTTAAAAAGGTTGGATCACTTAACTTAAAAACTTTAATTGAAGAAGATAAATTGTGGTTTAATGATTATGAAATTATTTCCGAATTAACTACCTTTATTTCAAAGCATAATTCTTTTGAAGCAGAAGAAGGTTGTAATGATGACCTTGCAATGTGTCTTGTCATTTATGCTTGGTTAGTAGCACAAGATTATTTTAAAGAATTAACAGATCAAGATGTAAGAAAAAGGTTATATGAAGAACAGAGAAATCAACTAGAACAAGATATGTCACCTTTTGGATTTGTTGATGATGGTTTATCCGATAATAGTATTGTAGATTCTAATGGTGATAGATGGTATACTGATGAATATGGTGATAGATCATATATGTGGGATTATTTGTAAATTAATTTTTTCATAAATATTTTGTAGATAAACTGAGACAAACGGAGAAAAACATGGCGACTCCTCAATTATCTCCTGGAGTATTAATCCGAGAGGTTGACTTAACAGTCGGAAGAGCTGATAATGTTTTAGATAATGTTGGAGCGATTGCAGCACCTTTTCAGATTGGTCCAATCGATTATCCAATCGACGTTGCAAATGAACAAGAACTCATAGAGTATTTTGGGAAACCAATCTCTACAGACAACCAATACGAATATTGGCTAACTGCATCATCCTTCCTATCATATGGAGGAGTTCTTAAGGTAGTAAGAACTGATGGTTCAAATCTAGTCAATGCAAACTCAAAAATCACCAATGCAAGCACCAAAGCATCTGGCGTTGCTGATGCATCATTAAAAATCAAGAATATTGATGATTACCAGTTAAATTATGAAGATGCTGCTTCTAGTTATGTTTTTGCTGCTAAAACACCTGGTAAGTGGGCAAATAATCTAAAAGTTGCTTTTATTGATAATAAAGCAGACCAGATTATTACTATTGCATCCACTGAGATGGATTATGTTGCAGTTGGATATGGTGTTTCTTATGGATTTGATGGAGAAGTCCTCACATCTGCAGGTAGCACTCAAGCATTAGACGGTGGAGCTTTCCTAAAGGGTATTATTACCGAGAAGGATACAGATAACAATACAATTTCTGTTAAAATTGTTTCCCGTGTTTCTTCTGCAGGAACTGTAACTGCAATCGATTACGCAGAAAGATCTAATGTTGCATCATTTATATCAGGTAAGTCTGTAGACATCCTTACCAATGCTGGTGCTGCAACAACAACCCAACAAGTTGGTCTCGGAACAGTAAAAGATTGGTATGACGAGCAGATCATTGATCTTACCAATCAAGATTTATACTGGAAGCAAATTGCACCAAAACCAGGAACATCTGTATATGCAGATGAAAGAACTGGTAGAAATGATGAAATGCACATTGTCGTCATCGATGACTTTGGAACTTTAACTGGAGTTAAAGGAAATATTGTTGAGAAGCATATAGGTCTTTCTAAAGCTTTTGATAGTGTCTCCAACATCAACTCACCTCAGAAAACTTATTATAAAGATTATCTCGAATTATTCTCCGATTATATTTACGGTGGTGATAATCCTTCTGATAATCTAACTCTTGAGCAAGTTGCACAAACTGGATTTGCTGATGGTGGAGTCGGAACTGACTTTACTGGAATTAGCACTGGTGATGGTCTCTGGGGTCAGGATGCACAAGACATAACATTCTCCGCAATTGGTAATTATGTCTATAAATTGGCTGGAGGAAAGGATTATGCAGATGGTTCTCTAAGTATGCAAGCATCTCTTTCCGATCTAGTAACTTCCTATAGAGTTATTAGAAACGAAGATGAACATGCAGTCGATTACCTCTTAATGGGTCCTGGACTTACAACTAAGTCAGAATCACAAGCAAAAGCACAAGAACTAATTGCAATTGCTGAATCAAGAAAGGATTGTATCGCAGTCATTTCACCACACCGTGGAGATGTTGTTGATGTTGCTGGTGGAAATGCAATTCAAACCCAAAATATTATTGAGTTCTTCTCTCCATTAAGTTCTTCTTCTTATGCAATATTTGATAGTGGATATAAGTACATGTATGATAGATTTAATAATAAGTTCCGTTTTATTCCAACAAATGGTGATGTTGCTGGTCTTTGCGTAAGAACTTCTATTGAAGCATATCCTTGGTTCTCTCCTGCAGGTCAGCAGAGAGGTATTATTAATAGTGCTATTAGACTAGCATATAATCCAACTAAAGCAGAAAGAGACAAACTTTATCCAAATAGAATTAATCCAATTACCAATACTCCTGGTACTGGAATTCTTCTCTTCGGTGATAAGACTGCTTTAGGATATGCATCTGCATTTGACAGAATTAACGTTCGTCGTCTATTCTTAACTCTTGAGCAATCACTCAAGCGTGCTGCTGATGCACAACTCTTTGAACTCAATGATGAGATTACAAGAGCAAACTTCATCAATATTGTTGAACCTTATCTCCGTGATGTTCAGGCAAAGAGAGGTATTTATGGATTCCTAGTTATTTGTGACGAAACAAATAACACTCCAGATATTATTGATAACAATGAATTTAGAGCAGACATCTTCCTCAAGCCTGCCAAGTCTATCAACTATGTCACACTGACATTCGTTGCAACTAGAACTGGAATCAGCTTCGATGAAGTTGCTGGTAGAGTTTGATATTATTATAAATTAAACTAAGGGAGTTAAACTAAAATGGCTAACAATCCATCACTCAAGAATCTATCAGCATTCAAGACAAGACTTGCTGGTGGTGCTGCTAGACCCAATTTATTTGAGGTCGCAATTGATAAGTTTCCAACAGAAATTCAATCTTATTGGCCATCCGATCAGAAGATTGATTTCAGATTTATGTGTAAATCAGCTGCTCTTCCAGCATCTAATGTTGCTTCAGTTGAAATTCCTTTCAGAGGAAGAACTTTAAAAGTTGCTGGTGATAGAACCTTTGATACCTGGACAGTAACAGTTATCAATGATGAAGACTTCAGACTCAGACATGCGTTTGAAGCATGGGCAAACTTATTATCAAAACTTGATAATGCAACCGGTGCTGTCAATCCAACCTCTTATATGGTTGATGCAGTTGTATTCCAACTCGGAAGAAGTAACCAACTAGAAGGAACTCAAGTTCGTAATAATGTTGGTGCTCAGGGTCCTGGTTTTGGTGCTACTGGAAGTGGTGATGCTACCGTCCTAAGATCTTACAAGTTCATCGATATTTGGCCTTCCAATGTTTCTGCTATTGATGTCTCCTACGACACAACAGATTCAATTGAAGAATTCACCGTAGAATTCCAAGTCCAATACTTTGAAATTAGTGACGGTCCTGGAAACCTTCGTTAAACTTAGATAAATAGGTAAAACCGATAATTAAATTATGGCTAGACTCTTTGGATTTTCAATTGAAGATTCAGAACAAAAGTCACCCTCGATAGTCAGCCCTGTTCCTCCAAATAACGAGGACGGGGTTGATCATTATTTGAGTACAGGATTTTTTGGTTCTTATGTAGATATTGAAGGAGTATACAGAACAGAATCTGATCTCCTTAGAAGATATAGAGAAATGTCACTTCATCCGGAAGTAGACAGCGCTATCGAAGATATTGTCAATGAAGCAATTGTTTCAGATTCTGATGATTCTCCAGTTAAGATAGAGTTATCAAATCTTAATGCTAGTGAAGGGATTAAGAAAAAAATTCGTGAAGAATTTAAAACTATTCTAGATTTATTGGATTTTGATAAAAAATGCCATGAAATCTATAGGAATTGGTATGTTGATGGAAAACTATATTACCATAAGGTAATTGATCTAAAAAAACCTCAAGAAGGTATTCAAGAATTACGTTACATCGACGCAATGAAGATGCGTTATGTTCGTAAAACTAAGAAAGATAAGAGTAATCCCAATGTTATAATTAGAAAGAACACTGAGGATCCAATGGATTATGTGTTCCCTGAAGTAGAAGAATACTTCATGTACACACCAAAACTCCAATATCCAAACCAGGCAGCTGGTGGAATGAATGATTCTAAGGGTGTAAAGATTGCAAAAGATGCTATTGCATATTGTACTTCTGGATTAGTAGATAGAAATAAGGGATCAACTTTATCATATCTTCACAAAGCAATCAAGTCTCTTAATCAACTTAGGATGATTGAAGATAGTCTTGTAATTTACAGATTATCCAGAGCACCAGAACGTAGAATTTTCTACATTGATGTAGGTAATTTACCTAAGCAAAAAGCAGAACAATATCTACGTGATGTTATGAGTAGATATCGCAATAAACTTGTGTATGATGCGAGCACTGGCGAGATTCGTGATGATAAAAAATTCATGTCAATGCTAGAAGATTTCTGGTTACCAAGACGTGAAGGTGGAAGAGGAACAGAAATTACTACACTTCCTGGTGGACAAAATCTCGGCGAAATTACAGATATTGATTATTTCAAAAAGAAATTATATAAATCATTAAATGTTCCACCTTCTAGAATGGATGGTGATAGTGGATTTAATCTTGGTCGTTCTTCTGAAATTCTAAGAGACGAACTCAAGTTCACAAAATTTGTTGGACGTTTGAGAAAAAGATTCTCAAATATGTTCAATGATATTCTCAAAACTCAACTACTTCTTAAGAACATTGTTACTCCTGAAGATTGGGAAGTAATGAGTGAGCATATTCAATACGATTTCCTCTATGATAATCACTTCTCAGAACTCAAAGAAACTGAGTTAATGACTGAAAGACTTAATATGGTTGCAACTGCAGAACCATATGTTGGAAAGTATTTCTCTCAGGACTACCTGAGAAGAAAGATTCTTCGTCAAACTGATGAAGAAATTATTGAACAAAATGAACTTATTGAAAAAGAAATTAAAGCAGGTATTATACCAGATCCAGCAACAATTGATCCACAAACAGGAATGCCATTTGCACCTGAAGGTGGAGATCTAGGTGCTCCGGTTATGGAACCAGATATGGAATCTGATGCCGAATCAACGGTTGCTCCCGAAATTGCCACTAAAGATTTAAGTGCTGGGGAAATTTAATAAATATCAAAAGAAACAATTATTTTTAACATGGAAGAATTACTAGACATGATTACGAAGGACGAATCTCCTTCACAAATTAGTGATAAGATTAAAGATCTTCTTTTTGCAAAAAGTGCAGAAAAAATTGACAATTTTAAACCAAGTGTTGCAAATTCTGTTTTTGATCAACCTGAAGATCATGAGGGTGAAGAAGAAGCATAAATAACTTATAAAAGCACTTTTGTACTATGGCTAGAACACTATTGCTGGGAGGAGAATCTGCTTTACCAACCACAACTGGTACTGCTACTAGTTTCTCTCAAGCATCTGCAGTTAGACTTGTTAATAATTCTTCTACAGCATATTACGTTGTTGTAGTAGAAACTCAAGATGGAACCATGATTGGTTCAATGACTATTCCTGGAAATTCTGTAGAAACTCTTGAAAAGCAATACTCACATTGTGTGTATGCTGAAAACGCATCTGTACGTGGTGCAAAAGTAGGATTCACTGCATAACCATGAAACTAATCAGAGAAGAAATCGAAAAGGTAGAATTTATTACCGAAATGAAAAACGGTAAAAAAACTCTTTATATTAAAGGACCTTTTCTCCAAACCGAACAACAAAACCGTAATGGTAGAGTATATCGTCGTTCTGTAATGGAACGTGAGGTAAAAAGATATACCGATGAGCACATTTTAAAAGGTCGTGCTCTAGGTGAACTTGGTCATCCAGATGGTCCAACTATTAATCTAGATCGTGTTTCCCATAAAATTATTTCTCTTGAACAAAAGGGAAATGACTTTATTGGTAAGGCACAAATCTTATCAACACCGATGGGTAAGATTGCGGAATCTCTTCTCAAAGAAGGTGTATGTCTTGGTGTTTCTTCTAGAGGTATTGGTTCACTTCTTCCTACTAAAGAAGGTTATTCTGAAGTTGGTGAAGATTTTATGTTAGCAACTGCTGCTGATATTGTTGCCGATCCATCTGCACCTGATGCATTTGTTCAGGGAATTATGGAAGGTAAAGAATGGGTGTGGGAAGGTGGAATTATTCGAGAGAGAATTGCTGAGAATACTGTGCGTAGAATTAACACATTAATAGATCAAAAAAGACTTGAAGAGCACAAGCTTGAACTATTCCATAATTTTCTAAATTCACTGTAAGTAGTGGTGCTTACATAAAACATTTTAATTTATAAATAAATATAGTTAATCTAAACTAAAAGATAAACGGAGAGTCTCAAATGTCTAGTGACAACAATTTACAGGAAATGGAAGCAGGCACTAAACAATCCAACACTGCTGTTAATGCCGGAGCTGCTAAAGCAGATCCCATGCCAACAATGGCAGATCCTGGAACCCAACTTGCTTCTGTAGAAGATCTCGGTGGTCCTACTCCCGAGAATTATAAGTCTGACGACGATTCAGCAAAACTCAAAGAACCAGCTGCAACACTGAAGCAAGTTAGGGATGTTGTTAATAAGAATGCAAAGGCTGCGGACTCAATGCAAAAAATGAAAGAAGATGAGGACATTGAAAATGAAGACACTATCGAAGAAGAAATTTCTGAAGAAGGGACTCAGGAGGAAGAGATTGTTGCTGAGTCTGAGAAAGAAATTGACGAAGAAGCAGTTGAGGAGTATGACATTGAAGAGGATGTCAATGCACTTCTAGGTGAAGAAGAACTTTCCGAAGAGTTTAGAGAAAAAGCAAAAACTATATTTGAAGCTGCAATCAATTCTAAAGTTGCAGAAATTAAAGAAGATCTAGAGAAGCAATACGCAGAAGCATTTGCTGAAGAAATTTCTGAAGCAAAAGTAGAACTTTCTGAACGTGTAGATTCTTATCTAGAATATGTTTCTGATGAGTGGTTCACTGAGAACCAACTCGTTATCGAAAATGCACTAAAAACAGAAATGACTGAGTCCTTCATGACTGGTATGAAGGAACTTTTTGAAGCACATTATGTAACTATTCCTGAAGATAAGTATAATGTACTTGATAGCATGGTAGAAAAACTTGATGAAATGGAGACTAAACTCAACGAGCAGATTGAGAAAAATGTTTCCCTAAACTCCAGACTCGCAGAGGCTGTAGCAGAGGGAATTCTTGATCAAGTATCTGATGGTCTTGCAGACACTCAGAAAGAGAAGCTCGCTTCACTTGCTGAAAGTGTAGAGTTTGAAAGTGAAGAAAGATATCGTGAAAAACTGGAAATGCTAAGAGAATCATACTTTTCTTCCAAAGCAAATTCAGTGGCAAAAACTGAGACATTATCCGAAGGTGGAGATGTTGCTCCAGTAGAAGTTACTGGGTCAATGGCAGCATACCTGAAGACACTATCTTCATTTGCTAAAAACTGATTTTAATATTAATCAAACAAAAACAAACACTTTATAGGTAAACCGCAATGTTCAATTCCGAGCAATTGCAGGAGAAGTGGGCACCAGTTCTCGACCATCAGGGTCTTGATAACATTCAAGATTCCCATAAGAGAGCAGTTACCGCAGTCCTGCTAGAAAACCAAGAAAAATTCCTAAGAGAACAGAATTCCTTCAATAATTCTGGATCTTTCCTTGCTGAGGCACCAACCAACGCAGTTGGTAATGGTGGTTATACTTCCTCAGGAAACGATAACACCACCGCAGGTTTCGACCCAGTTCTGATTTCTCTAATCAGACGTTCTATGCCTAACTTGGTCGCATATGACCTCGCAGGTGTTCAACCAATGAGTGGTCCTACTGGACTCATCTTCGCAATGCGTTCCCGCTATACTAGCCAGAGCGGAACCGAAGCACTGTTCAACGAAGCAGATACTGCATTCTCTGGACAGGATTCTGGATTTAACAACACCTCTGGAATGTCTGGTGTTGCTTCTGGTATGGGTACTACCGCACAGTCTGGTAGCAATCCTTCCGTCCTCAACCCAACCGCAAGTGCTGACGAACTAGCATATAACGTTGGTCAGGGCATGAGAACTGATGATGCTGAGAACCTCGGCGTCACCGATCAGTTCAACGAGATGGCATTCAGCATTGAGAAAGTTACTGTGACTGCAAAGTCCAGAGCACTCAAGGCAGAATACTCCCTAGAACTAGCACAAGACATTAAGGCAATCCACGGTCTGAATGCTGAGGCTGAACTCGCAAATATTCTCTCCACAGAGATTCTTGCTGAGATCAACCGTGAAGTCATCAGAACCATCTACAAGGTTGCTGAGCAAGGTGCTACCGTCAACACCGCAACTGCTGGTGAGTTTGACCTAGACATCGACTCCAACGGTCGTTGGTCTGTTGAGAAGTTCAAGGGTCTACTCTTCCAAATCGAGCGTGATGCAAACCAGATTGCACAAAGAACTCGTAGAGGAAAGGGCAACGTAATCATGTGCTCTGCAGACGTTGCTTCTGCACTAGCAATGGCTGGTGTTCTTGATTACACCCCAGCACTCAATGCTAACCTTAACGTCGATGACACCGGCAACACCTTTGCTGGTACTCTACTCGGTAAGTTCCGTGTTTACATCGATCCATACTCTGCAAACAATGCTGCTAACCAGTATTACGTTGCAGGTTATAAGGGTTCTTCACCTTATGACGCAGGTCTCTTCTACTGCCCATATGTACCTCTCCAGATGGTACGTGCAGTTGGTGAGAACACCTTCCAGCCTAAGATCGGCTTCAAGACCCGTTATGGAATGGTTGCTAACCCATTCGCAGAAGGTGATGCTTCTACTCAGGGTCTTGGTAGACTACAAACCAACTCTAACCGTTACTACAGACGTGTAACCGTTAAGAACCTAATGTGATTAATTAATCACATTTCTTTAAGAGGGTCTTCGGACCCTCTTTTTTTTATGCATACATAATATAGCAGAAAAACAATCATGCTAAAAACACCAAGAGATATTGTAAACGATAGACTTTCATGGTCAAGTGATGAGGCAATAAAAAATCATTGTGTGTATGTTTTAGAGAAATATTTGGAAGAAGAACCAACTTTAACAGAGAAACAATTAAAAGACTCTTTGTTAGAGTACTTAATGGGACTGGAATAAATAGATTACCTCTAGTTTTTGAATTATGTCAAATGCTTACAAAAGACAAATTCAGAATAGAAATTTTTTGTCTCCAGTAGGATTTAAATTTAATCTAACTAGAGCACCAAAAGTTTCATTTTTTACAAATTCTGTAAATTTACCTGGATTGGATCTTGGTGTAGCGCAGCAACCGACATACCTTAAAATGATACCAATTCCTGGTGATATATTGACATTTAATGATTTTAGTTTAAGATTTTTAGTTGATGAAAATTTAGAAAACTATCTAGAACTTCAAAATTGGATTAGGGGACTGGGGTTTCCAGAATCTCTTCAACAAATTTATGATTTACAAAGAGAGTCCACTCTAACTGGTGAACCTTTCAGTTCACATCAACAAATGAATTTGTATTCTGATGGAACACTACAAATTCTAACCAGTAAAGAAAACGTGCAATATTTTGTAAAGTTTAAAGATATGTTTCCAACAACATTATCTGATATTGAATTTGACGCAACAGATACGGACATTCAATACTTTACATGTACGGCAACATTTAAGTATAGTATATACGATATAACAAACGAGTATAACGAACCAAGATCAGTATGACATTTGACATTGAAATGATTAAATCAATGTGGGAAAAAGATTCTCATATTGATATTGATAACTTGCATGAAGAATCACTAAAAGTTCCTGTTTTACATGCAAAATATTATGAAATTTACAACAATTTAGTTCTATTAAAAACAAAAGCAGAGCAGCAAAGAAAAAATATTCGACATGAAAGGTATGAATATTATTCTGGAAAATCTGATCCAGATGTTTACGTAAAAGATCCTTTCCCAAAAAAGGTTAGGGACAAAGATGCGATGCAAAAATATCTTGATGCTGATGAAAAACTTTCAACAGTCTCTATGAAAATTGAATATTATCAAGTTATGATCAATTATATTGACAGCATTCTTAAACAAGTTTCTAATAGAACTTATCAAATAAAAAATTCAATTGAATTTTTGAGATTTAGTGCAGGGTTGGGATAATGGAAGATGATGAATATTATTCGATAGAGTTAAACATAAAAGGAATCACTCTAATTCATGAGGGTCTTTCTCAGGCAGTGCAGAAATGGTCTGGGGGAGATCCAGAAGAACAAGAAAATTTAATTGCAATGAGAGATAATTTTTATAGATTAATCCTCGAATATAAATTTAATAATATGTAATATGGCAAATCTAACGATTGAAAAAGTAAATGAAGTATATTTAAAAATTACTACAGAACCTCACATCGAATATGAATTAAGAGATCACTTTTGTTTTGAGGTTCCTGGTGCAAAATTTATGCCTCAATATAGAAGTAAACATTGGAATGGGGAAATACACTTATTCGATATGAGAACTAAAAGACTTTATATTGGTCTTTTACATCGATTAGTTGAATTCTGTTCAAATTATAATTATTCATATGAGTTTGTCACAAACAATTATTACGGCAAACCCTTTGAAATTAATAAAGAGATCAGTATGGAAGGAGTTAAAGATTATATAAACTCTATTACTTCACTGACTCCAAGAAATTATCAGATTGAAGCAGTTTATGATGCTCTAAGATATAACAGAAAGATTCTGCTAAGTCCAACTGCGTCAGGAAAAAGTCTGATGATTTACGCCGTCGTGCGATATCATATGGATAAGAATCGAAAAATTCTTGTAGTCGTCCCAACGACCAGTCTAGTAGATCAACTCGTCTCTGATTTTCGGGACTATGGGTGGAACTCTGAGTCATATTGTCACAAAATATATGCTGGAAGAGAGAAAGAAACTGATCTCCCCGTAACAGTAACAACTTGGCAATCTATTTATAAGCTAGATCGTAAATATTTTGAAGATTTTGATGTAGTCATTGGTGACGAAGCACATTTATTTAAGAGTAAGTCATTAATTAAAATTATGACTAGTCTTCATCATACCAAATATAGGTATGGATTTACAGGAACTCTTGATGGAACTCAAACTCATAAGTGGGTATTGGAGGGATTATTTGGTCCTTGCTATAGAGTAACACGAACTAGTGAACTTATGCAAAAAGGTCATGTTTCTGATCTAGATATTAGATGTCTGATATTAAAGCATAATCCTCAAAAATTTGAAACATATGAAGATGAAATACAATATTTAATCAATCATGAAAAAAGAAATAAATTTATTACTAATTTAGCAAAAGACTTGAATGGAAATACTCTCATTCTTTATAGTCGGGTTGCCGCACATGGAGAGCCACTTTTTAATCAAATAAATAGCAAGGTAGGTCAAGACCGAAAAGTATTTTTTGTACATGGTGGCGTCAATACTGACGAAAGAGAGGAAGTAAGAAGAATTACTGAAAATGAAACTAATGCAATTATCGTAGCTTCATATGGAACTTTCTCCACAGGAATTAACATTAGAAATCTTCATAATGTTATTTTTTCTAGTCCTTCTAAATCAAGAATACGAAATTTACAATCAATTGGCCGAGTTTTAAGAAAAGGAAAAAATAAAACAAAAGCAATCTTATATGATATTTCTGATGATTGTACAATCAGAGGAACAAAAAATTATACTTTAAATCATTTAATTGAAAGAATAAAAATTTACAATCAAGAAGATTTTAATTATGAAATTATCAATATCGACATTAAAGAATAATGGAAAAAAATTACGAAGAGTTTCATGCAACAATTAAATTGAAAAATTCTGAGGAAATATTCTCATTGATATCACCTTCTGACGAAGGTGATAAAACATTTCTAGTATTACTAAATCCAGTTACAATTGATGAAGTTATTGTTAGAGGACAACCTTGTTACAAAATAGATCCTTGGTTAAAGACAACAACTACAGATATGATTTTAATTGATATGGATAATGTTTTAACTATTGTAGAATGTCATGATGAAAATATTATAAAAATGTATAAGTCATTCTGGAGAAAAACAAATTCAGAATTCCAAAGACACAATCTAAGTAGAAAAATGGGTTATCTAAATGATATAGATAAAGCTAGAACATACTTAGAGAAGCTATATAAAAGCTAATACCTTTCTTATCAACCCTGACAGAGTTATTCTAATCGTAGTTTACAACTTTGTCAAGCCATGATAGAATAAAGTCATTCCGAACTACAGGTAGAGATGAAATGCCCAGAAAGCAATCCGAACATTATGTCAACAATAAAGAATTTTTAGATGCAATTATTGAATACAAAAAAAGTATTCTTAAAGCAGAAGAAGAAGGAAAACCAAAACCCAGAATCACAAATTACCTTGGAGAATGTTTTCTGAAGATCGCAACTCATCTCTCCTATAAACCAAATTTTGTTAATTATATTTTTAGAGATGATATGATCTCTGATGGTGTAGAGAATTGTATTCAATATATTCACAACTTTAATCCAGAAAAATCTACAAATCCATTTGCATATTTCACTCAAATCATTCATTATGCATTTCTAAGAAGAATTCAGAAAGAGAAGAAGCAATTAGATATTAAAAATAAAATTCTGGAAAAGACGGGATACGATCAAGTATTTACGAATGACAATCCAGTTGACAATTCAACATATTCAGATTACAATAGTATCAAGGATGCAGTGTATTCTAAATTACGAAACATGGGCAACGATAACGCATGAAAATTGCTCTTATTACTGATCAACATTTTGGTGCTAGAAAGAATTCAAAACTCTTTCATGATTATTTTTTGAAGTTTTACAAAGAAGTATTTTTTCCATATCTTAAAAAATATGGGATTACCACCATTGTTGATATGGGAGATACCTTTGATAATAGAACTGGAATTAATTTTAGTTCTTTAAAGTGGGCAAAAGATAATTATTATGATGTCCTAAATGACATGGGATGTCATATTCATACAATTGTCGGTAATCATACAGCATTTTATAAAAATACAAATAGTGTAAATGCAGTTGATCTATTGCTTCGTGAATATGATAATGTAACTGTATATTCGGATCCAAAGGAAGTTTCTTTGGGAAATTTAAACGTACTTTTTATACCATGGATTAATGATGAAAATTCTGAAAGCACTTTCAAATTTGTGCAAAATACAACTTGCAAATGTGCGATGGGGCACCTTGAACTCAAAGGATTTGCAGCTAATAAACAATGCATCATGGAACATGGTCATGAGAGCAAATTATTTGCAAAGTTCACCAAGGTCTTCAGCGGTCACTATCACACTCGATCGTCTAGTGAAAACATCTACTACACAGGAAACCCATATGAAATTTACTGGAACGATGTAAATGATGTAAGAGGATTTACTATCTTTGATACAGAAACTCTTGAGCACGAATATATTGATAATCCTTTCAGTATTTTTTATAATTTGTATTATGAGGATAATGATTATAAATCTTTTGACTTCTCAGAATATGAGAATAAAATTGTAAAACTTATTGTCCGCAAAAAAACAGAAAAGAAAAAGTTTGAAAAGTTTATTGATAAACTTTATGCAATTAATGTTGCAGATTTAAAAATCATCGAGACATATGATTTTGATGGTTGGTATTCTAACGAAGATTTAGATACTGTTGAATCTGAAAATACATTAAGTTTATTAAATAAATATATCCAAGAGACTGAGATAGATTTAGACAAAACTGAATTGTCCAAAATTATTGAGGAAGTCTATAAGGAAGCTTGTGAAATGATCTAACATGTATATAATAGTAATTGATGGAGATGAAGATCGAGGAGCATATTCTGTTGCGGATGAAGAGGGTGAAAATGTCCTTTATGTCTGGGAAAATGAAGATGATGCTGAAAGATTTGTTATGATGCTTGAAGAAAGTGGTTCTCCAAAAATGAAAGCAGTAGAAGTTGAAGATGAACCTTTAATTGATGCTTGTACTGAACATGGTTATTTGTATGCTATTATTGGACCAAACGATTTAGTCATTCCGCCTGAAGAATATAATGATCGTCTTTGAAAAAATTTGTTGGAAAAATTTTCTATCTACTGGAAATCAATTTTCTGAAATCAAACTGAATGGTAATCAAAATACATTGATTATTGGGCAAAATGGTGCTGGAAAATCTACTATTCTAGATGCACTTACTTTTGTACTGTTTGGTAAATCTTTTCGTAAAATTAATAAATCACAATTGATTAATACTACAAATGAAAAGGATTGTGTAGTTGAAATTGAATTTACTATTGGTTCTATTTCTTGGAAAATTCGTAGAGGAATAAAACCAAACATATTTGAAATTTATAGAGATGGTAGTCTTTTAAATCAAGATGCTTCTGCAAATGATCAGCAGAAGTTCTTGGAGCAAAGTATTTTAAAAATGAATTACAAATCTTTCACTCAGATTGTAATTCTTGGTAGTAGTAATTTTGTTCCTTTTATGCAACTTACTTCTGCTGGAAGAAGGGAAGTCATTGAAGATATTCTTGATATTAAAATTTTCTCTACGATGAATACTCTAGTAAAGGAAAAATTGAGACAGAGAAGGGAAGATGTAAAAGTTGTCTCTCTTAAGAAAGAATCTCTTACTGATAAAGTTAAGATGCAAGAAAACTTTATTAGAGAAATGGAAAGTCGTGGAAAAGATACAATCAAAAAAATTGATCAAAAAATCTCAGAATTGAATGTCAACATTGAATATCTCAATAGTGATAATAATGAACATGAAAAGGATGTAAAACGATATACTAAAGAAAGGGAATCAGTAGCAGATGCAAAAGATAAAGTTCGCAAACTTGGAAATTTAAAAGGTAAAATCTCTCAGAAAATTTCTACTATCTCAAATACTCGTAAATTCTTTTCAGATAATGATACATGTCCGACATGTACTCAGGAAATTAATAACGATATGAAGAGTGAAAAGATTAGTACTTTGAATAAAGAAGTTAACAAACTTGAAAGTGGGTATGATGAACTTTTAGAGACAATTAAATCTGAAGAGTTTAGAGAATCTGTTTTTGATAACATTACTCGTTCAATCATGGAATCGCAGAGTAAAATTAGTTCTAATAATGCTAAGATTTCTCAACTGAACGCTCAAATTTTTGGGTTGAATGAAGATGTTAAAATGATTAATGAGCAAGCAAAGAATAAGACTGAAGAAAAAGATAAATTAGTTGAATATAAAGAAAAGTTGGAAAAGAGTTTTGATACTCTTGTGGAGAAGAAGAATGAGATATCAAACTATGACTTTGTTCATAATCTTCTAAAAGATAATGGAGTAAAGTCCAAAATTATTGAGAAGTATTTGCCATTGATTAATCAAAGTGTAAGCAAGTATCTTCAGATGATGGATTTTTATATCAACTTTTCTCTTGATGAGGAATTTAATGAAACAATTCTCTCACCTATTCATGAAGATTTTTCTTATTCATCATTCTCTGAAGGTGAGAAGCAACGCATTGATCTGGCACTTTTATTCACTTGGAGAGAAGTTGCTAAGATTAAAAATTCAACAAATACAAATCTTTTGATTATGGATGAAATTTTTGATTCATCTCTCGATGGATTTGGCACTGAAGACTTTTTGAAAATTATTAAATTTGTTGTAAAGGATGCAAATGTATTTGTGATTTCTCATAAAGAATCATTGCACGATAGATTTGAGAAAGTTGTAAAGTTTGAAAAGAGAAAGAATTTTTCCCAAATTGTGGATCTATGAAATTTATAAATTTATCTGGATTGCCTAGATCGGGATCAACTTTACTTGGAAATATATTAAATCAGCATCCAGATATTACTGCATGTATGGATTCAGATCTTGCTAATATTATTTTTAATATATCTGAACATGCAGATAGTATATCTAAAGAAACTCAGTTTACTATTAATCAGAATGAAATTTTATATACTGACTTTATGAGAGTTGGTATTCAATCTTGGGTTAATAATTTATGTAATACTAAATTTTATCTCGATAAGGATCGTAGTTGGGCTCTTGATTATACTTTGCTTTTTAAATTAATTCCAGATGCAAAAGTTATTTTTTTAATTCGAGATTTGCGAGGAGTTATTTCTTCTTTTGAGAAAGTTCAATCCGGAAAAAGAATTATTCCTCCTGATGTTGATTTGAGACCAAAAGAAAGAAATGAATATCATAATGTTGATCTGATGATTGAAAGGGTTGATAATTTCTTGGATGGTGATATGATTTATAATCCTCTATTTTCTTTAAAAGAACTTTTAGATTGTGAAAGAAAATATTCTAAAAACTTTAAATTTGTTAGATATGAAGATTTTATGGAAAATCCAAAAGAGTTTATCTCTAGCATCTATGATTTCATAGGTGCTAGACCTTTTGATAATGATTTAAATAACATCAAACAAGTAAAATACCATGA